TGATCTTGATTCTGTGCGACTGTGATAGCCATAGTCATATAATAATTTACTTATATATAAAGATACTACCAGAAATTTCCTTTATCTGAACAATCCAAATGAGCCCCACAGTTTGGACATATCAAATGACATACTGTCATCTTCTTCATTTCCATGTAGCACCGTGGACATTCCATAATCAAAAAATAAAAAAAGGTTCGGTTAGTCTAGAGTTTAATATCTCTGATTTTACCTTGGGATTTAAAGTGACGACAAACGGTTTCACCCATTGTTCTGAACAATCCTTTCTCAACAAATGCATTGTTGATAAATGGATATCCAGGGGATCTTCGTGTTGCTTCGTAGTACTCTGTTGGAATTGCTACTTGAATTCCGAGTCTTGGATAACCATATCCTTCTGAATCAGATGTATCCAAAGCAAATAGTCTTCCGACTTCACTGGCATCGCCAGAGTCACTTGGTGCATCCTTACTTGGGATGAATGGGATTCCATATAGAGAATCTACGTGTAGACCTACTCCTGTTCCTTCAAAGGTCTTAATTCCGTTTACATCGATTTGAACTACTTGTTCACCGTATGGGTTCTTTACACGCACTTGAGGTGTGTAAATACCTTGGATTTCGCTGTAAACTTCGTGGGAACCTAAAAGTACGTTAGGATCTTTACCACCAGCAATTCTTATTTTACGTAAGAACGTTCTGACAGTATCGTCGGTCAAAACACCATTAGTTCCGATTGTACCGCTTGCAGATTCGACTGTAGAATCATATGTTGAACTACTGTCTCTGTCTACTGTTGCGTTAGCTGCCCAAGGATCATAATAACCAGTTGTTGAACCTCCGAGTGCATCTTCTTCAGCATCACTTGAAATGATTCTGTCGAGACTCTCGAAATCAGCAGTACCTGCAAAGGTACCTGAACCGCTTACTGTTCCTTCGACGTCAGCCAATAGTGCTCGGTTGAGGAGCTCTTTGTGCTGAACTGCCATGTACAGTCTTAATGAACCTAGTCCGCCCCAAATATCATCTTTGGAGTGAGTTGAAAGCCATTCCATAACTTCAGATGCTGAGAAAACTAAAGACATAGTCTTTGGTCTTACATCTAATTCTGCCACAGTTGGCAAAATTTCATCTGGAATTACTCCACCTTCTGCGACTCCACCTAAGGCAGTGTTGCCTTGTGTAGTATCAACAGTTGGTTTTGCTGTTATAACTCTCCAACCGGATTTATCCCACGGATATTTTGGGAGAATACCAAATGCATTTGCTTCAAGGTTGAGTTGAGCCCATGCATATGCTCCGAAAATAGCGTTGAATACGCCTGCGGTTGATGTTGTGACGGGACTGTCTGCTTTTCTAAGGAAGTTACGGTTATAGCCGTAATACTGTGCTTCTAGTTCGTCAATTGTTTTGATTGAGGAATTAGACATCAGTAATTTACCCCCTCTTCAGTACCAAATTTACCAGATAAGATTTCTCTTGCTAGTACATCCATGTATTGATTACCTCTAGATCTAGCGGCTTTCAAAACTGGATTCAATGTTGAGCCTTGGCTTGACACTGATTTGGTAATGTTTGCAGTTGGTCTTGGTGTTGATGTTGTAAAGCTTTGTGCTTCAGGCAAATAAGATTTCTCTTGCATAGAGAGATTATCTTTATCTCCTTCTGGTTTCTCTTCCCCAGTCTTATCATCGTGCAATCCGGCTTGGATTGAGTTACTTTGATATGTGTTTGGGACTTTTACCTCTGCACCTATGTCATCTTTATCAGAGACTTTTGGGGTCAAAGGAAGATCAGTTGGAGTTTCGAGTGCTTTAATTCTAGCATCTAATGATTTCATTGTATTAGAAACTGATGTGATAGATTCTGCTACTGATTTCATAGAGGTTGCTAGAGAGTCAAGAACTGCTTTGTTTTTGTCTTCTGCTTCTTTATCGTCGGCTTCTGCTTTTTTCTCTTCTTGAGGTTTTTCCTCAACTAGAGATTCAGCTTTGTCATGTTCTTGCGAACAATTACATTCTTCTGCCATGTAATTAATTAGTATCAGTTTACTTTATATAGTTTTTGCTTTTCCGCATTTAGAACACTTCATTGATGATGGTCTGTCCTGTGTTATATTTCCAGGTTTTTTTAATCTGTCTGGGTTTCCTAATGTCTCTGTACTTACTCCCTCATCTTTCTTCTCTTCTGTTATTTGTGCTGAGTGTCCTGCCCCCTGAACTGCTGTTGCACCTGCCCCTAGTCCTCTGATTCCACTCTTTGGTGGATTTGATTCTTTGTTACAAGGACATCCTTCCTCATGTTCTTTAGCAATATTTATTTCCTGTAAATCCTTGTCGTCTTTCGGTTTTGTCAATCCTTCAGACTGATGCCATTCTGTTCCTTTGTTACAAGGACATCCTTCCTCATGGTCTTTTGATACCTTAATATCTTTGATATCTTCGTCATCCTGTGCATTGGTTGTAGAACCTGAATCATTATGATTCTTTCCAATTGGAATTTCTTTTAAATCTGTATCATCAATAGGGTTTACTCCTAATGGTTTTTGTGAACTGAACTTGTCATCCTTGTGTGCATTCTCTTTTACCTCTGCTACAATGTCATCGGATTTTTCTGCACCTGCTTGAATTGAACCACAGTATGCTTCTGGATTTCTAATATCATCATCGTTTCTTGCCTTGTCTTCACATCCATCAAATTCTAATTTACCCCATTTGGTAGGTAATGGTTTTGTTATGTTTGATTTTTCAGTATTTTCACTAACTGTTGAACCTGCTTCCCACATCTTACAACTCCAGTATGCGGCAGATGTTTTATCTTTTTGCTGATCACATTTGTGTCTGGCTCTAAAAGAAGATCTTGCTTCTTCATCATCTCTACGAATTTCCATATTTGGATCTCCAAATCTTACTGTTACAGTTTTTCCAGTTTTAGGATCTTTAACATAAACTTTAAACTTTTTATTTCCGTCATCTCTCATTGGTTTGTTTAACGGTTTTTTATTATCTGCTTTTGCAATGTAACAACCTTTCTCTTCACATTTAATAATTACATCGTCATCATCATCTTCTTTCACTACATAATCATCTCCAGTCTCGTTTGATTTTGCAATGTCGTTTGTTGCGGTAATCAATGCAAACGGAACTGCTGGATCTTCACATACTGCAATTTCATACATCTCTATATCCTTTAAATGGAAAGCGATACTTCCGTCCGATTGTTGCACGGGTGTTGCATCCGACGTTGTTGCTCCACCAAACGAAAGCCCTTTGTATTCTCCTGATTTTATCTTCCCCCATATTTCATTATCTAGTTGAGTGTGGTTAAATATTTTACCAATAATTTTTAATGCTGGAAGTTCGGTTCCATCTTTGGTTACCAATGTTGTTTTGGCATAGTTGATTCCTTTACCTACTATTCTGTTTGAATGTGTATCTGATATTGCTCCTCCCCTGTCCATCCATATTGGAAGGCACTTATACAGAGAGTCTACTACCGTAACCTCCCCCTGTCTGTCAACCATCTCTACTGTTAACAGACCTTCAAAAAATCTTTCTCCAGATTCTTCTTTAAAGACTAGGCTTTTAGTTACAAAATTATTCGAAATCATCTATATATGAAAAGGTTTTATTTGTTTATAAAGTTTCAGAAAAGAAAAAAAGGAATGATAGTAGTGTTTTATGCTACTTTCTTTGCTTTTGACACAGCGAAATCAATAGTGAATCCTGCCATAAGACCGATTAAAACCAGTCCTAATATGTCAATTCCTGCCAAAGATATTGTTTGTGCGATAGCGATTCCTGCGAATCCTGAAACAATGACTGCACCTAGGAATTTCTTAATATCGTATTTAGGTTCATTTGAACCGAGAAATCCTCGTATGGTGTTTAGTATTGCACCAGAACAGGTTGCAAGAACTACTGCGAGTAATGGGTCTACCATGTAAAACACTAAAAACTGATGTATTTAAAGATATTCTAATCTTCGTCTTCTTCAGAACAAAGTGGGCATAGATGCTCACACATTACCTGTAAGAATGTCTTATCTTGATTTGCCAAATTTCTCCAACTCCCTAGATACTGTTAAACCAGTAACGAATACTGATGAGATCAATGCAATGATTAATGTTTGTTCGAAAGTTAAACCCATATTAAAAACAGTCTCAGCTATATTACCTGATACCAAAGGAGAGAAAAATGATACACCAAAATTACCCAGAATTCGTGCTACAACCTTTTTCATACAGTGTGTTATATACTTATCTTATATAAATTTAATTTATAGGCACTAACTCTTCGTCCTTAACCATGTCCATTGCAATTAACGGATCGTCATGTATGAACTCCACCAATTCTTTGTCATCAGAACTTCCCTCGTAGTAACCGCATGGAGGACACAGCCAGAATATCAACTCGTCATTCATGTAGCCATACATTTTTTTCTTGCATACGTCGCATGAAGGAGCAGGAAAGTCCATACTAAAGGTTTAAAAGGGTTTATTAATAAGGTTTTGTTTACATCATCATGGCATCTTCGATATACATATATCCTGATTTTAAAGAGTATGTTAGATTCTATGGAAGAGAACAGAACGACATAACATTTGAAGCGATACTGATAGACCTTTACGTTGATGCAACTAAACAAAAATTATTTGTTATAACAAACACAAGCAATGAGAAAGAAAGAATATTAAACAACCGAACAATCACTCACATACGAAATGAGTCATTTAAAGGCGAACACCTTAACGAAGACTGTAGATTAGTTACGGATAAAGACATTATTTACAAGAACGGGTACATAGAATTGTTTCCAAGATTTTTGAGAAAACCTCTCATGAAGTTAAGGGTTGACAGATGTGTAGGTGGAAATATTAAAAAGACCAAACTTGATCTGGCAAGAATGAAATATGATTATACGAGAGACAGAATAAATCTTATTGTGTACGAGCCTACTTCCTGAATCTTCTGTCGCTTGTCATAATTTCTTTCCAATCTTTTCCGTGTTTCTTTTTGAGGGAAAGCCAGAATGGATCAGTTCCAAACATACCACCCTTCTTATTATATTCCTTGGTAACGTTTGCAACACGTCTGTGACAACTCATACACAAACGAATATTGATCTGTTCTAGTCCAAATTTGTAAGTATTACAAAAATAACAAAGTCCATAATGCTTTACTTTTACGACTGCCATCAGTGCCTCTCTGCCTTTCTTACCTGCACAGTCTCCACATATGTCAGAAACAGTCGCGTTAGATGCTTTATTTGAAAGACAACCAAAACATAATGCTTCTTTGTAAGAGTTAACTCTGGTGTATTCGTTGTCTTGATGTTTTTTCCACAGTCGTTTTGTATGGTCGTTTGCCTTTTCGTTGGTATCTAGTTCTGTGGGCAAAATCCAGTCAACCTCTTTAAGCATTGATCCAGTGCGGTAAAGCTATAGAACTCTATTTGTTCAGAACCTTTCTCACACTTGGTTGTCATTTTAATTATATCTTGGATAACGGTTTCGCAACGGGTTCTCTTAACCTGAATCTGAACAGTCTTTACGCTGACAACTGCCA